CATGTTGCCCACCGAATACCGACAACTCACGCAACTTGACCCCGTGGTAGAGATGGCCGCGCAAAAGGGCAAGGCAGACGCTGAGATAGAGATGGCCAACGTCCTCCGATCAGCAGCCCTACAAGGCGACGCTAAGTCAGCGCTTGAGATCCTCAAACATCAACACGGCTGGGTGGCCAAGCAGGCCATATCTGTCGAAGTCGACCAGCGCATATCCATCACAGGCGCACTGGCCGAGGCGCAGAAGAGAGTGTTAGATGTGACCGACATAGAAATAATCGAGGCACCCACGCATGCAATCGACCATATACAGCGCTGAAGACGAACAAGAACTGATGGCGCGTTTATGGGCGCCGGCAATCAAAGACAACCCACTGGCGTTTGTCATGTTTGCGTTTCCTTGGGGGCAACCTGGCACGCCACTGGAGCATTTCAAAGGCCCACGCAAATGGCAGCGTGAGGTCTTGTCAGACATCGCGGCGCACATCAAACAGAACCAGGGCAAGATTGACTTCGACACATTACGCCACGCCGTCTCGTCTGGCCGTGGTATTGGTAAGTCGGCCTTAGTGTCATGGATCACGATATGGATGCTGTCCACCCGCATAGGGTCAACGACCATCATCTCAGCCAACAGTGAATCACAACTGCGCTCTGTCACATGGGCCGAGATTACCAAATGGCTGGCGATGTCTCTTAACAGCCACTGGTTTGAAGTCTCAGCCACACGGCTGATGCCAGCCAAGTGGCTCACGGAACTGGTCGAGCGTGATCTTAAGAAAGGCACCCGCTACTGGGGCGTCGAGGGACGGCTTTGGTCAGCGGAAAACCCCGACGCTTACGCGGGTGTCCACAACTTTGACGGTGTACTGGTGGTGTTTGATGAGGCGTCTGGTATTGACGACAGCATTTGGGCTGTGACAGCGGGTTTCTTTACCGAGAACACGCCCAATCGTTTCTGGATGGCGTTTAGCAACCCACGCCGCAACACGGGGTACTTCTACGAGACATTCAACAGCAAGCGTGGTTTTTGGACAACAAAAGTCGTGGACGCTAGGACTGTCGAGGGCACGGACAAGCAAGTCTATCAGAGCATCATTGACGAATACGGCCCAGACAGCGCACAGGCGCACGTTGAGGTGTACGGTCAGTTCCCGTCAGAGGGCGACGATCAGTTCATTGGCGCCTTGTTAGTAGACGAGGCGATGAAAAGGCCTAAGTATCAAGATCAGTCAGCGCCTATCGTGATCGGCGTTGACCCCGCACGGTTTGGCGCGGACGCGACAGTCATCGCTATCAGGCAGGGGCGGGACTTGGTGGACATCCGGCGGCATCGGGGCGACGACACCATGACGGTCGTGGGGCATGTGATCGAGGCGATTGAGGAATTTAAGCCCACGCTGGTCGTGATCGACGAGGGCGGGCTGGGTGCTGGCATTGTCGACCGCTTAAAAGAGCAGCGATACAAGGTCAAAGGGGTGAATTTTGGAAATAAATCGACCAATCCCATCATGTACGGCAACAAAAGGGCTGAAATGTGGGGGAAAATGAAAGATTGGCTCAAAACGGCCTCAATACCGCTTGACAGGTTTCTTAAAACTGATCTAATTTCACCTATGATGAAGCCCGACTCCAAGGGTACGATTTTTCTGGAGTCGAAAAAGGACATGAAAGCCAGGGGGCTGGCATCACCCGACGCGGCAGACGCGATCTGTGTGACTTTTGCCTTCCCTGTGGCGCATCGTGAGGCGCGTGAACCCACGCAGCGCCGCACTTATGTGGATCGAAGCGTGGTGACAACCTCTTGGATGGGAAGTTAAAATGCAAAAGCCCGGACTCTACGCAAATATCCACGCCAAACGCGAGCGCATCGCCGCTGGTAGCAAAGAAAAAATGCGCCAGCCAGGCGACAAAGGCGCGCCGACTGCCAAGGCGTTCAAAGAATCCGCCAAAACAGCGAAGAAGAAGTGATCATGCCACTTGTCAAGTCAAAATCACCCGAAGCCTTCCGCAAAAACGTCGCCGCTGAAGTAAAATCTGGCAAACCCGTCAAACAGGCCGTTGCGATTGCGTATTCTGTCAAACGCGCGGCCCCACCAGCGAAGAAGAAGTAATATGGCAGACCCAACCGGCATGGTCGCAGCAGCTAATGTAGCTGCCGGCGGCAAACCTCTAAAAAGTGACTCTGACATATTGACCGTCGCTCGCGCACGCCTTGATATGGCTGTCTCTGCGCTGGCTGAGAGTCGTGAAGACGAAATCGACGATCTGCGCTTCTATGCTGGCTCACCTGACAACCACTGGCAGTGGCCTGCTGACGTTTTGGCCACTCGCGGTGCGGTGCAAGGTCAAACGATCAACGCACGCCCAACACTGACAATTAACAAACTGCCGCAACATGTCCGTCAAGTGACGAATGACATGCGTCAGAACAGGCCTGGCGCTAAAGTCATCCCCGTGGATGACAACGCCGATGTGCAAGTGGCTGAGATTTTTAACGGCATGATCCGCCACATTGAATACATCTCAGACGCTGATGTGGCATACGACACAGCATGTGAGAACCAAGTCGCCTACGGCGAAGGGTACATCACCCTGATGACCGAGTACTGCGACCCTGCCACATTTGATCAAGACATCAAGATTGGCCGCATCCGCAACTCATTTTCGGTCTACATGGATCCTTTGATCCAAGACCCCACTGGTGCAGACGCTAAGTATTGTTTTATCACCGAAGACCTGACCAAAGCTGAATATGAGCGTCAATATCCCGACGCTGCGCCTATCTCGACCTTGCAATCGCTTGGTGTGGGTGATCAGTCGATCAGCAACTGGCTCAATGAAGACACGGTTCGCATCGCTGGCTACTATTACATTGACTACGACAAGGCGACACTGAACATGTACCCAGGTGGGCAGACCGCGTTTGAGGGTACACCTGAAGACAAGCAATTGAAAATGGTCTACGGCAAGCCCAAGCGCAGCCGTATCTCTGAGCGCCGCCGTGTGAAGTATTGCAAGATCAACGGCTACGAGATCTTGGAAGAAAAAGAGTGGGCAGGCCAGTGGATTCCCGTGATCCGTGTGGTCGGCAACGAATTTGAGGTTGATGGCCGTATCTATGTCTCTGGTTTGGTCAGAAACGCCAAAGACGCCCAGCGCATGTACAACTATTGGGTGTCGCAAGAAGCCGAGATGTTGGCTTTGGCGCCTAAAGCCCCGTTTATTGGTTACGGTGGCCAGTTCGAGGGCTATGAGGACAAGTGGAAGACGGCAAACACAAACAATTGGCCTTATCTGGAGGTCAATCCTGACGTTACAGACGGTCAGGGTGCTGTTTTACCATTACCCCAACGCGCCCAGCCGCCAATGGCTTCTACGGGTCTTTTGCAGGCCAAAGCTGGCGCATCTGAGGACATCAAGTCCACAACAGGGCAATACAACGCATCTCTTGGCATGGGAAGCAACGAGCGCAGCGGAAAAGCGATCCTTGCGCGTCAGCGCGAAGGTGATGTTGGTACATATCATTACGGTGACAACCTGACACGCGCTGTGCGCCATGTGGCTCGTCAATTGGTTGACCTGATTCCTAAGATTTACGACACCCAGCGTATCGCTCGCATCATTGGTGAAGATGGCGAAACCAAGATGGTCAAGATCAATCCAGAGCAAGAAGAACCCGTGCGCGAGATTCGTGACATGGCAAACCCTGAGATCGTAATTGAAAAGATTTACAACCCAGGCGTTGGAAAATACGATGTGGTGGCCACAACAGGGCCAGGCTACGCAACCAAGCGCCAAGAAGCATTGGAAGCCATGGCTCAACTGCTTCAAGGCAACCCACAACTGTGGCAAGTGGCTGGCGACTTGTTTGTTAAGAACATGGACTGGCCAGGCGCACAAGAGATGTCCAAGCGCTTTGCCAAAACCATTGATCCTAAGATCATGGAAGACAGCGACAAGTCACCCGCCTTGCAAGCTGCTGAGATGCAGATGCAGGCTATGGCCGCTGAGATGGAACAGATGCACAGCATGCTTCAAAATGTCCAGCAGTCCATGGAAGCACGCGACTTGGACATCAAGTCTTACGAAGCTGAGATTAAGGCCTATCAGGCTGAGACACAGCGCATCAGCGCCGTGCAAGCTGGCATGACTGAAGAGCAGATCCAAGACATCGCCATGGGCGTGGTCGCTGCGGCTTTGGAGTCGCAGGGCATGATCAACCAGATGCCTGAAATGCGTGAAGAAACACCTGGAGAGATGCAATGAACGCAGCAGATTTTGTAGGCTTGTTGTTCCTAGCGCGGGATGTCACGCACAGCGTGCATTTGAACACCCGCAGCTACTCCAAACATGTGGCTTTAAACATCTTTTATGACCGCATCATCGGCGCGGCTGATGATTTTGCTGAAGCCTACCAAGGCAGGCATGGACTGATTGGCCCGATCACGCTACACTCAGCAAAAAAGACTAACAATGTGATTGAGTTTTTGGAAGATTCGCTTAAGCAAATTGAAGATTGCAGGTATGAAATTTGCGATAAAAACGACTCATCTTTGCAGCAATTGATTGATAATATCATCGAGATATATCTCAGAACCCTCTATAAATTGAAGTTCTTGGCATAAGGAGCCATCATGTCTAATTACACCGCCATTTCAGCGACAACCCAGATCAAAGTCGGCGCAGGCAAACTCAACGGTATCTTTGTGAGCAGTGCTTCTAGCACGCCCGCCATCACTGTGTACGACTCACCCGCTTCTAGCGCGTCTGACCCCGTGATCTTGGCCACTTTCACGCCTACTGGCAACACAATGCACAACTTCTTTCAAGGCTTGTACTTCAACAAGGGCTTGTACATTGTAATCAGCGGCACAGTTGCAGCGACCATCTCTTACGAATAAAGGGGCATATCTTGGCAGACGTTAAAATATCCGCGCTGCCATCGGCCACCACGCCGCTGGCAGGCACTGAGCAGATCCCTCTTGTTCAAAGTGGAGCGACCAAAAAAGTCACTGTAGACGGCCTGCTTACTACGGCCAACTTGGGTACACCCACCGCGATCAATCTGACCAACGCCACATTTGTGCCTGTTGCGCAGGCCACTGGCGTGTTGCCCATTAACCATGGCGGCACTGGCACAACCACACCGGCTTTAGTGGCCGGAACCAATGTCACTATCTCTGGCACTTGGCCTAACCAGACAATTAACTCAACTGCTGGCTCAGTTACTGATGTGACGGCCACTGCGCCTGTGGTGTCTAGCGGTGGCTCAACACCCAACATCAGCATGGCTGCGGCCAATGCGTCAACAAACGGTTATTTGGCATCGACCGACTGGAACACATTTAACAACAAGCAGCCTGCGGGTTCGTATTTGACCAACGGCGGTGCTTTGGGTACGCCTTCTAGCGGTACTGCAACAAATTTGACAGGCCTGCCACTTTCTACTGGCGTGACTGGCCTACTTCCAGTCGCAAACGGTGGTACAGGCACAGCAACGCCAGCCTTGGTGGCCGGAACTAATGTCACCATCTCGGGCACATGGCCAAACCAAACCATCAACTCAACTGCAAGCGGCAGTGGTGATGTGACTGGCCCAGCTTCAAGCACCGACAACGCTGTTGCTCGTTTTGACAGCACAACTGGCAAGATCATCCAAAACTCTGGCGTTGTGATCAACGACTCAGGCGAGGTGACTGTTGGTGTTTGGAAAGGCACGGAAGTTGGTTTGTCCTATGGTGGTACGGGCGCATCTAGCGCTTCGCAGGCTCGCGGCAACATCTTGCCGTCTTACACCGGCAACGGCGGCAAAGTCTTGGCGGTAAATGTTGGCGCAACTGATACCGAATGGATCGCCGCAGGCGGCACAGGCACTGTGACTAGCGTTGGTACTGGCACTGGCTTAACTGGCGGCCCCATTACGGCAGCGGGTACTATTGCTTTGGCCGACACTGCTGTCACGGCGGGTTCTTACACAGCAGCCAACATTACAGTTGACGCCCAAGGCAGAATTACAGCAGCCGCAAACGGTTCTAGTGGATCAGGCACAGTAACTTCTGTTGGTGGCACTGGCACAGTCAATGGAATATCCTTATCTGGAACAGTCACAACATCTGGCAATTTGACTTTAGGCGGCACGCTTGATTTGTCTAGTCCTCCTGCAATTGGAGGAACAGCACCAGCGGCTATTACAGGCACAACTGTTACGGCTAATACAAAATTTAGTGGTACTAATTTTGATGCTTCAGGTTCTGGTGGTGGTGCTTTAAGAACTTCAAGCGGTTCAAATTGTTTGCAATGGGGCGGTGGTGGTGGTGTTAACTTGACGCTTGATGGCGCATTTAACATGAACCCCGCCAATGCAACTATTTCTATTGCACCTACAGGCACAGGAACATTGACGGTTAACCCCGCAACTGCTGGCACGATAAATAACATGGCCATTGGCGGTACAACCCCCGCTGCTGGCGCATTTACTACTTTGTCAACAACTACGGCTATCGACCCTGCCTCTGGCGGTACGGGTGTGGCTAACAATGCGGCTGCCACAGTCACATCGTCTGGTAACTTTGCGTACACCAGAACACTGACTGGCGCGACCAATGTCACTTTCCCGACAACTGGCACTTTGGCCACACTGGCTGGCTCTGAGACATTTACAAACAAAACGCTGACAAACCCAACGGTTACCAACTACGTTGAGACTTTGTACGCAGCCAACACTGGCACGGCCATCACTGTGTCTTTGACAAACGGCACGGTTCAGCAGTTGACTTTGACGGGCAACGCAACCATCACCATGCCAACGGCTGTGGCTGGTAAATCGTTCATTATCATGCTCAAGCAAGATGGTACTGGCTCACGATCTGTGACTTGGTCAACGGTTGTGTGGCCTGCGGCTACCGCACCAACAATCACTGGCACAGCATCTAAGCAAGATATTTATTCTTTCTTTAGCGATGGCACTAACTGGTACGGCACAACAGTGGGACAGAACTACTAATGTTTGCAGCATCTAAAACAGCTAAAGCGGCGTCAGCCGCTGCCGCCACAGACCCTCAGTTTAACTATGTGACCATGTTGTTGCATGGCGATGGGACTAATGGCGCTCAAAACAATACTTTTTTAGATTCGTCCACAAACAACTTCACCATCACCCGCAACGGCAATACGACTCAAGGCACATATTCGCCTTATGGTAGTAATTGGTCAAACTATTTTGATGGGTCTGGGGATTATTTAACATTGCCAGATAATGCTGCTTGGAATATGGGGTCAGGGGACTTCACCGCAGAAGCATGGATATATCCAACATCATTTGCAAATGAAGCAATGGTTATGGGCCAATGGTCTGGCGATACGGGCGGGACTGGCTTAAATTGGGCATTGATGTTCTCGTCTGGTTCAACTGGATATTTGCGTTTAATAACATCATCAAATGGTTCTAGTGTTTTGTTTGATTTATCAACATCAACATTTGCACTTAGTTTAAACACATGGCAACACATTGCTGCTGTTCGTAATGGAACTACTTTTACTATTTATGTAAATGGTGTTTCTAGAGCAACAACAACAAATGCATCTTCACTTTACGATGCAACAAATAGTTTTACAATTGGTGCGGAATCAAACACACAATCTCAGTACTTTACTGGTTACATTTCTAACGCTAGGGTTGTTAAAGGAACAGCAGTCTACACATCTGCATTTACTCCAAGCACAACACCCTTAACAGCAATCACCAACACATCATTGCTGACTTGTGCTGATAACAGATTTATTGATGACAGCACAAACAACTTTACTATTACAAAAAATGGCGATGTAAGCGTCCAACGCTTCAGCCCATTTGCTCCAAGTGCCCCTTACTCCACAAGCGTGATTGGTGGCTCTGGGTACTTTGATGGTAGTGGGGATTATTTAAACACTCCTACAAGCGGTCAGTTTGCCCCAACAGGAAACTTTACTGTTTCTTTTTGGTATTACCCAACAACTTTAAATACATACAACACAGTTATTGGGAATTACACTTCAACTGCATCAACTGACTGGTTTATTGAATTTACCTCTAATGGCTCTGTAAATGTTTACACAAATGGTGGAACAGTAAGAATTACTGGAGGCGCAGGAACAATTAAGTCTGGTCAATGGAGTTTTGTTACTCTTTCAAGATCGGGCACAACAATTACATTTAAAGTCAACGGGACTTCTGTTGGAACTTATACGCAATCTGGAACTTTTGGTTCTGCAAGTAAAACTATATATGTTGGTCAGTATTTTACTGGCTCAGAATATATAACAGGATATTTGTCCGATGTTAGATTGATTGATGGCTCTGAAGTAACAACAATACCAACTTCACCATTGACTGCTGTTTCTGGAACAAATCTATTACTCAACTTTACCAATGCTGGCATCCTAGACAACGCCATGATGAACGACTTAGAAACTGTGGGTAACGCACAGATTTCTACAAGCGTTAAGAAGTATGGTACTGGCTCAATGGCGTTTGATGGTACTGGTGACTATTTAATGTCAATAGCAAATCAAAGTCTTGAGCTTGGTTCTGGAGACTACACCCTTGAATGTTGGGTTAACATATCTGCTGCTGCAGCCAATGGCGGCATTATTTCAAAAGGCCCTATTGGAAATTTAACAAACACTACATGGTCGTTAGAATTCAATGGTAGTGCAAACACAGTTAGTTATTATGTGTATAACGCAAATAATGCCGTTTACATTATTAACGGAACTTCAAATATAAAAACATCTACTTGGATACATTTAGCTATTTGCCGAAGCGGAAATAACACAAGGCTTTTTGTTAACGGCACACAAGAAGGCTCAACATACACATCGGGTTACACAATTTCTGCAGGCGATAATTTATATATTGGTGGTGGTTTTTACGCACCGACAACTAGAACAATTACTGGCTACATAGACGATTTGCGTATTACCAAGTACGCTCGTTATACAAGTACCTTTACGCCTCCAACACAAGCGTTCCCAAATAATTAAGGACTAATATGGACATCGCAAAAATTGACAATGGCATCATCACAGTGGGCGACTACCGCTATTTGTTCCCCGACACATCATTCCCTGTGACTGGCCCTAATGATGACTTCTACACCGAGAATGGTTGCTTGAAGGTCAGCGTATTCAAGGAACACGACCGCGCCAGCCAAATGCTTGTTGGGTGCGATCCATACATTGAGAACGATGTCGTATACACTGTTCGTGTTGAGGCTCGCCCGCAACAAGAAGAAATAATTGTTGCATCTGACAATGGAGCAGATACAATTTAAACCGTACTGGCGCGGTTCACCAGGGAATCTCAGGATTCAAACACATGACTGAAGAAGTCCAAGCCCTAGCGGAAGTAGACTCCGTGCCAACGACGGAAGTGACGGCCACTCCTGAAGTTGTAGAAAATGCGCCGGAAGTCGCTGAAAGTCAACCCGAACAGGCTGAAGAGAAAAAATACTCTCAAGCTGAAATCGACGCGATGATCGGCAAGCGCCTCGCAAGAGAACAGCGCAAATGGGAAAGAGATCAGGCAGCCAAGCAAACGCAGCCAGCGCCAATCGAGCAGTATGCAGAGGACACCCCCGATGCACTGACCTTGCAAAAGGCAGAAGAACTGATCGCCAGACGCGAAGCGGCCAAGCAGCAAGCCGAAGTCTTAGAGCAGTATCACGACCGTGAAGAAGCAGCGCGGGACAAGTATGATGACTTTGAACAAGTCGCCTACAACCCCAAAGTGCCAATTACAAGCGTGATGGCCGAGACGATCCAAAACTCTGAGATTGGCCCCGATGTAGCATACTACCTCGGAACCAACATCAAAGAAGCGGAACGAATCGCT